GCTCCGTTTTACCTGCGGCATTAAGGTCATTTACTCGCTTCTGTTCGTCGGCCAAGCTTACTACTGGCTGTCGTCGCGCCCTCCCACTTAATATAAAAACTTTATCTGGGTATCTGTCATGGTTAATCATAACTTCATTGTTAATGTCAGCCTCCCTAAATATTTCTGCTGGCATTAAATATTTTCAATTCCTACCTCTCCTATCAGCCCAAACACAACTATAGCACTAACAACATTTTTTGCAAATACCCTTGTATAATTTAATTCGACACTGTAACGCTACAGACTAGCGATCAAATACCCTAGGGGGATAAGCCATGAGTGAGCAGATTGCGGATTTAGCAGAAGTTGAAACCGAACAGCAGAATTTAGAGCCGACAACTCAAGATGATGCCTCGTTGACTGCCAACGAAACTGGAGACAACCAGCCTGAAAAAATCACGTTCAGCCCAGAGCAGCAGAAGCTAGTTCAAGATATTGCCGCCAAAAAAGCCTTTGAGGTTCGAGAGCAAAAGCGAGCTAACGAGGAATTAAGGCGACAGCTTGAGCAGTTGAAAGCAGCGCAACCAGCTGAGCAAGCGCCAGTAATCCCGGCTATGCCAGACCCATACTCTGATAATTACGAGCAGGAGATTGCGGAAAGGGATAAGGCGATATTAGCCAAGGCTCAATATGATGCTAGAGCAGAGTTTCAAGCGCAACAAGCCCAGCTTCAAACGCAAGAAAACCAGCGACTAGAACAAGAGAAATTGAATAAGGCAGTACAAGATTATTCAGGCCGAGCAAATAAATTAGGCATTAATCAGGCAGATTTAGCAACCGCAGGACAGATAGTTGCAGCGTACGGGATAAACGACCACGTGACTCAGCATATTTTAGCTGACGAAAATGGGCCACTAATCACCAAGTACCTATCTGCTAACCCGCAAGCTATGGAGTCATTGCAAGCTTTGCCACCGATAAACGCCGGTATATTTCTCGAAACTCAAATTAAGCCAGAAGCTATTAAATTAAAACCTAAAACTTCGTCGGCCCCTGACCCAATCGAAACGCTTAACGGCTCGGGAGTGAATGCGGATGCTAATAATTATCCGTATATAGGGGGTGGCACTTTTGAATAATTTGGAGATACAAACTCATGGCTAACAATTTTGATAGCAATTTTACCCGAAAGCTGATGATGAAGGTTGCGGACAGATTCGAGGCTAATCGAATGATGTCTAAGCAGGTGGATTCACAGACCTTTAAAGGGGCTTTTAACCCTAACACTGGCGACACTATCGACATTAAACGCCCTACGGATTATAAAACTACCCGTACTGCGGACGGTGATATTAGCGCCTCAACTGCCCAGTCAATCATCACAGGCAAGGCATCGGCTAAGGTTCAAGATTACATTACAGTAGAAGTAGACTATCAAGAGGCCGATGAGGCTTTGAAGATGGGTACTGACAAAGACCGCTTTTTTGATGACATTGCAAACCGTATAGCTATTGATTTAGAGCTGGATTTTGCAGACTTTGCTATGAAGAATGCAGCATTGCATACCGGCACAGTTGGCAATGGTGTTAACTCATGGTCAGAGATTGCCGAGGCTGGCGCGTTAATGCAGTCTACCGGCGTTCCCATGAATAAAAAATGGTGCTACTTTTTAAACCCTTACTCTCAGGTTGCTATTGCTAATGAGCAGCGCTCTCTAGGTGTTAATCCAGAAGTGGGCGATGCTACCTCTAAGGCTCTAGTGTCTCAAAACTTCGCGGGCTTTAATGTTTACACGGCGACCACGTTACCGAGCTATTTGACTGGTAGCGGTGCTGATAGAGCGGGAACAGTGGCCGCAAACCCTAATGTTACCTATGTGACAGCAAAAGACACGATGACACAGCAGATAGCGATATCTGGCTTTCAAGCTAACTTGGCTATCAAGGCAGGCGAGCGTGTAACAATTACTGGCCGTAATCGTTTGAACTTGGCTACTCGCAACCCTGCAATCAAGGCGGATGGATCTTCTGTTGTGTTCACAGGCACAGTAGCAAGTGATGTAACCTTAGATGGTTCTGGCGCTGGTACAATCACTATTAGCGGCCCTGCAATCTTTGAGGCTTCGGGCGCTTACAATACTACTGATTCAGCGGTGGTTTCTGGTGACGTTATCACCCTAGGCGGCTCTGAGGATAGCACTTATCAGCCTAACTTGTTCTGGCATCCAGACGCTTTCACTATCGCTTATGTGGACATGAAAAAGCTACAAGCCACAGATACAGTGTATCGAGGTAGAGACGGTCTAGTAATGCGCTGCTCTAAAGACTCAGACGTTCGAGCTAATAAGCAGATTGTTCGTTTTGACTTGCGCCCAGCTTACGGAACATCTAACCCGTTCTTTGCTGGCCAAGGGTTTGGCGCTGCTTAATAGAGGTGCTATAATTCAAGGGGCTTAGCGGCCCCTTTTTTTTAATAGGCTAATTATGAAAGAGTTTATAACTTTTGTGAGACCTTCGGGTAGCGAAATAGAAATTGCGAATTATCCTCAAAATATAGAATCTGCCAAAGCTTTAGGGTGGAAGCGAAAAAGAAGCCCCAATAAGAAAAAAGACAGCGAGAAGCTAGGGGGTGAAAATGGCTACAGCCGCTCAAGTTGTTAAAGCTTCACTTCAAAGAATTTTAGTCCAAGGCTCAGAGTCGGATTTGCAGCCCGACGAATATCAGGACGCCATATTCTCAATGAATAATTTTATGCTGGCATTGGACGCTGATGGTGTATCTTTAGGCTATACAGAGGTCAGTGATTTAGGCGACGATGTCACTATTCCGCCCGGCGCATTGAGAGGGTTAATTGCTAACCTTGCGATAGAAGTTGCTCCAGACTATAACGGGGTTGTGACTCCAGCACTACAAAGAGCTGCGGTTGATGGCTTAAAGGTTATGCAAAAGCTAGGCGTTGGCAAGCCTGCCACTAGACTCCCCTGCACTCTCCCTATCGGATCAGGCAACGAGGCAGACTACTATACTACTTCTCATTTTTATGATTGCAATGAGGATGACATTTTAGCAGAAACAACGGGTAGCATTGGCTTAGAGTCAAACACGAATCAAGCGGCGGGTGATTAGAATGACGTATAATAATAGTAGGGGAAGGAAAAAGAGCAACTTCCCTGCTTCGGCTACGGTTTTAGCCGGGGCTAGCTTAGACTTTTTCTCTCAAGGCGTTAATTATAAAATTAGTTATAACGATTTTATTTCTGGCTTAGGCGTTACCGGATCGCTTGTCCAAGAGGGTAATATTCTAGGTACGCCAATACTTGATGTTCAAGGAACTGTAAATAATATTCGTAATTTGGAAAACGGATCGGGTGTTAAAGCGTCGATTAGCCCTGAAAATGGAGTGACGATAGAGCATAATTTTACTGCTGATCAATCAGGCTTGCCAGTTATGGCGAATGAGACGCTACCCAGTCCGGTTATAAGAAGTCTTATTGCAGGCTCGGGCATTACAATCACAAAGGACGCGACACAAGAGGCGCTTATAATAGCCGAAGGTAATCCGGTTGCTACTAAAACAGTCAATATAAACACAATTTCAGATTTTCCAGAGCCTATAGCTGGAGTTATTTTTTTAGAAGAAGAAAAGGATTATTTCATTACCAATGATATTGTGACCTCAAATAGATTTGTGATGAACAACGCGACACAAGTTAGAAGCGTTGGTACGGAGACAATATCCTTAGAGTATACAGGCCCGGACACAATGTTTACAGGCGTTGATGCTTCGGTGAGAATTGCCGACATAGCCTTGTCATGTCCGAACGGTACGCTGCTAAATTTTTCTAACAGTGTTGGCAATGAGAAAACCAATAATGTTTTTCTTGATACCGTTACAATTGAGGATTGCGACAAGGCAGGAGTTCTTGACTCTCTTTTTGCTTTATACATCCATGCCTCTGAATTTAGCAAAGTTCGCACAACAGGCTTTGAGTTTCTTGGGGCGGCTCAAGGTTTTGGTTATATTGATGTCCAATGGGTAGACCACATTATTGATGCTGGTGCCATGTATGATTTAGGCACAACTGTTTTTGACGGCATTAGCATAAATAATCACATTAACACTTTGAACGGATTTTCCACTTTTATACAGGGTGCGGCCAGTAGCGCTAATATTGGCGCGGGCGGCATTGGTACTATAACATTAGGCCGATTTAATGGGCCGGGCTTGCCACTTGGCACGATTAGCGAAACCGACAG